GGATAGACCCCCCTTATTGAGAATGGTTCCCATTAAGCTGCGACACGCCGTGCAAGTTTGACGTGTTGCGTGTCGTGTGCTAGCGAAAAATTGAACGGGTAAAAACGTGCCGTGTCGGCGTGTCGTGTTTTGTTGTGTGCTATATTTGAGATATCAACAAAAACATTAGAGAATAGGAAAAAATAAAATGTAGTTGTGTTTATTGATGTATTAAGCGCAATGGGTGCAATAAAAGCGTGTATACCGCATTGTTTAAGTGAGTGTGATGAAGCCCGGTAGGTTGATGGCCTACCGGGTTTTTGGTGTTTCGGTGTGTCGTGTTTTGCGGGTGTTAGTATTGATGTTGTCAGAAAAAACAACACTGGTTTGATTGGAGTGTTTATTATGGAGTGGAAATATTTTACTGTTGTTGATACGTACACGGGTTTAGACCGTCGTTTTCGGTGGCGTGAGGCGGTTTGTGATTACTGTGGGGTTGATTATCAATTTCAATTGTATGATGGAATGTGTGGCCGCTGGACTTCGATGAGGGACTTTGTTGACTTGGACGATGGTTTTGAGTATTATCGTAATTTTGATTTTAAGGAATATTATAGGACTTATGTTGAAAGGTGGGTGTGATTAAAATGTTTAGGTGTAGTTTTATGAATTATTATTGTGTTCGTCGTTTGCTTGAGATGGGTTATAGTTATTATAATTTTGTGGAATGTTATGTTGATTTTGATGGAATAGTGCACATGTTTCCAATTGGTTGCAAGTGGGATAATATGGTGTCTTTTGGTGATAATGTAAGTATGGTGTTTCTCGGTTATAGTAGGAGACATTGCTTTAATGCGGTTGAATTTGTGGAATGATACGGGGGTGTAGTATGGTGTTGTTTGGCCTATTAGCTCAGTGGTTAGAGCGACATCCTTATAAGATGTGCGGGCCGGGTTCAATTCCCGGATAGGCCACGGTTATTGAGAATCGTTATCGTTATTGTTAGCGTGATATACTAGGTCATGACATGCCGTTTGGCATGTTGTGGCCTTTTTTTTTTCGTTTGAGGTGTATGCATATGGATATGAGTTCTATCGCTACCCTTGTGGGTAGTGTTGGTTTCCCGATTGTCGCGTGTTGCGCTATGGCGTGGTTTATTGCCACGACGTTCCGTGATTTTAATAATTTGATGACGAAGAACAATGTTTTGACTGAAGAACTTATTACCTTGCTTAAGGATGATAAAGGGGGTGATAATGTTGATGAAACGAATATGGCATAGTATATTAGCGTGCGTATGCGTGTTGTCGTTGGTTTTTGTGCCGTCTGCATACGCGGATATGCGTGGTTTTGACGTGAGCAATTGGCAGTGTGATATCGATACGTATGCGCTCGACGCTGATTTTGTTGTGGCCGGCGCGACTTGGGGTGTTGGCGGTTTTAATAATGTCTGTCTGGTCAATGGCGTTAATCAGGCCGCTAATTATCAGCTCGGTCGTGCAGTGGACAGCGGTAAAAGTATCGGCGTGTATCATTATGCAATGGGTAATGACGCGGTTGCTGAAGCTGATTTTTTTGTGGACAATGTCGCCGGATATGTCGGGCGTGCCGTGCTTGCATTAGACTGGGAGGCCGACGATAACCCGCAGTTCGGTAACGGCACGTGGGTCGAGACTTGGGTGCGGCGCGTGTATGACCGAACGAAAGTGTGGCCTATCGTTTATACGGGGGCGTATTCATTGGGTCAGCTCACGCCGTATGTACGTGAGCATTGCGGTGTTTGGGTAGCACAATATGCGTCTAACGCGCCGACTGGTTATCAGACGGTGCCGTGGCTGTATGGCGCGTATGGCGAGGCCATGCGACAATATACATCTAACGGTTACGTGTCGGGTTATGGCCCTCTTGATTTGAATTATTTCAGGGGGGAACGTTGGCAATGGGACGCCTATGCGCGTGGCGAGCGTGATAACGGTGTTTCGGCACCGGCACCGGAACCGGCACCGGAACCGGTGCCGGACGCTGGTTGCGCGTCCACGTGTGTGACGGTCGGGCCGGGTGACACGTTGGCCGGTATTGCCGCGCGTACTGGTTTGTGGCCGTGGTCTGATTGGTCGGGGTATGCGTCCGGTAATCCCAATGTGATATATCCCGGTGAAACCGTTTGCTATGGCGGTGGCACTGTTGCGCAGTCAAGCACGAATACGGTACGCACGTATACGGTGCAACCGGGTGATAGTTTGTGGTCTGTTTTCGGCGTTGATTGGTCACGTGTCGCGTCGGTTAACGGTCTATCTAACCCGAGTTTGATTTATCCGGGTCAGATTTTGCGTTATTGATAATCATTGTTAATACTCGGCGTGTCGCGTTTTGCACACGCCGATTTTTATGCTATAAATATATGTGTTAGCAAAAATGTTAACAGAAAAACAGATGAAAAGGATAATAATATGCGTAAGATTCGTAAAGTAATCGCTGATAGCGATATCAGCTACTATGACCGAAACGGCGAGATGCAAACGTTCCACACCATCGGAAACATTCGCACCGTTGAAAAAGCAGTTAAAGCGCTTATGGACGTGGGTATTGTCAACGTTCTGATTGATGATATCACCGTGCACAAGACAACGTATGCTATGGACGTTGACACGTTCATCACGAATGCCGAACGCATCGTAACCGATACCGATACTGATACCGATACTGATACCGATAACGACAACGATAACGAATCTGAATTCTGATTTTGGAAGGAAACATCATGCCTAAGGACAACGAACAGATGAATGAAACCGCTCAGACCAATGTTGACAATTATCGTCACATTTGTACGATAGACAACAGCACTTTTGAGGGCAAACGTGCCATCGTCAACGCGCGTAACAGTGCGTTGTCGCTGAACGGTATCGGTGATACGCCGATAGCGGTCATTGGCGCGTACACCGTGCCGGGCGTGCGTTCTCAGAATGGGCAGGAATGCGTAAACGTCTATCTTTTTGCAAAGGACGGCAAAACGTATTTCAGTCAGTCGCGGGGCATTTATCGTAGCGTGTTGGATATTTATGACATGTTCCCTGATTTTAACGCGCCGGACGGTATTCTTGTGAGCGTGAAAGAGACTCCGCTTGGTGGTGGCAAGTCGACTAAATCGCTTGAAATCAAGTAGTTTGAAATGAGAAAAAAGCGCCATAAAATAATATGGCGCTTTTTTTTATGAGGTGGTGAAATCATGTCTAGAGCGCATAAACAGGCAGACGTTTTAACCGCGAAACGCAAGCGCGTAACCCGCGCGATAAACAGTCTGAAAAAAAGCATCACGGACACCATGCCCGAGAGCGAGGCGAACGCGCGACGGGATTATATCCGGCGGCTTGAATCGCAGTTGAAAAAAACATATGTCGGGCGCGTGAAGAATCGCGCCATGCGTGAGGGATTGTATCAGCGCGCTAATGAAGTCGCGGATACGCTTGTGCGACAGGTGGCCGAGGTACGCGGCGGCAAGGGCCGTGCAATGGAACGTAGACGGTCGTTTAACATTTTTCGTACAGAGATGAGATTGGCGTCCAAGGGACAGCCGAGCGCGTTGGGTGAGCTTGGCCGGGAAAAAGTCAAGATTTTTTGGCGATACACACAAAACATATGGCAAAAACCTAATATACCGCCTGATAAACGATTGGAGGCCGTTATGAAGGCATATGACGCGGGCTCGCTGAGTGAGCTTTTTAACACCATTATGACGCGAAACGAAAAAGTGTTGCAATACGCCAAAAACATGAAAGCGCACACGGGCGATTTGGAAGATTATACGGATACCGACGGCGGTAGTCCGATATGGTTGGTAGCGGTTTCCCCTGACGTGGTACGATGAAAGCATGTAAGGATTACAGGTTAGCGGCGATATTTGACACCGAAACTACGAATATCGGTGAGGGTGCCGAAACGCGCGCGTATCCGATATTGTATATTTTCAATGATATGCGGGCTACCCCGTTGGAATCGTATACGCCCGATACGGACGATGTACGTTTTTACCGGCGCACGTCCGAAGCGCTGGCATACATTGATGATTTGATTACGTATGGGCGTGCTCATGGTTATGTGCCGATAATCGCGGCATATAATCTCATGTTTGATATGCAAACGCTTATGCTGGAATTGGCGCAATCGTATACGATTGAGGTCAATGCGCAGACCGCCACCAGCGTATACACGCTCGATTTGTGCGTTGATGGTAATGTGGTGTGCCGTTTTTGGGATACGTTTTACCTTGAAATGGGCGGATTGCGTGCAATGGGTGAGACGTGCGGTCTGCCTAAGGCGGTGGGCGATTGGGATTACTCGCTGGCGCGTACGTCTGAAACGCCGTTGACTGCGGAGGAATTGTTTTACGCGCGGCGTGATGTACAGGTGATACCGCAGTATCTGCAATGGCTATTGCGCGCAAACCATTGGCTTACGCCTGACATGTTGGGGTGCCGCGTGCTGACAAAAACGTCATTGGTGCGGCAGATGGCGCGCCGTGAGATTGGCGGGCGGCGCATCACGTTGCAGGGCGGAAAGAAAATCACGCTACAACGCGCGTTTGAAACGACGTGCAATCAAGAGTTTCCGAAAAACTATGAGTCCTATGCGTTGCGTAAAGCATGTTTTCGTGGCGGTTTGACTTTTACGAGCGCTAAAACCGCTAGCGTTGTCGTTGATAACGTGGCGTCTCTTGACGTTACGTCAATGCATCACGCGTTCATTAACGGGCGGCGTTTGCCGGTTAAATTCGCGGTTGCCCCGCCGGAAATTTTGCAAATCGCGTGCAAGCGTGTCGTTGACACGCCGCTTGAAGCTGTATTGCATAATTATAGTGACCCGTTTCGTACGGGGTTACATGTTGCGATAGGTTTTACAAACCTTAGATTACGGGAAAACACATGTTTTGCCGATTGGGGTATTGCAATCTGCCCACGTTCCAAGTTCGTGAAAACGTTGCAAGCGGACACCGATTACAGCAACAACGAACGCGCGAAAACACAGGAAAACAGTATCAGGGCGCACGGCTACGTTGATAGTGCCGTTAATCCGACGTTTGCTTTTGGAAAATTGTATCGGGCGGACGAATGTATCTTACACGTTAATGAGATTGAGTTGTGGAACGTGTCGCAGGTGTACGAGTTTGACGAAATGCATGTGTTGTACGGTGAAGCCACCACTAAAACGATTGTACCGCCCGATTACGTGACCCTACAATCTAACATGTTGTTCGCGCGTAAAACCGACGTTAAAAACCTGATTAAACACTACACCGAGGGTGTGCCGTATGCGGGTGATATACCCGAGTCGATACCCGAGGGAATCGCACGTGACGCTAGGGCGGGCACGTTGAGCATGAAATTTCTGCAATCCTATTACGGTAGCACCGTTAAGGGACAATTCAACGGAATCTATGGCACTCAGGCGCAAGACGTCATGAAGGCCGATTACCGCGTGACTGAAACCGGTGAACTGGAGATAGATAAGGCTGCGGTCTGTACGCCCGAGAATTTTGTGAAAAAGCGTCCGAAGACGCCGCGCGTGCTGTACACGTATGGTATGAGAATTGTAGCCGGTTCGCGTATGCATCTGGTAATAGCCATGATGCTGATACATCGGCGTTTCAGAAATCGCGTCACCGTCACGGGCGGCGATACCGACAGTCTGAAAATCAGTTGCGCCAATGACGTGACCGATACGGAACTGTTGGATGCGCTCGAACCATTGCACACAGCGATAGAAAACGCAATCAATCTTACTATGAGACGTGTCCGAAACACCGCGTCCGACATGGCGTCAACGCTTGACCATATCGGCAAGTTTGAAGTTGAGGATTGTGGCGGCACCACTCGTTACGCCGAACACGTGGAACTGTGGAACAAGGCGCGTGTCAGTCTGGATATGTCCGGACGCGTGCATGTCACTTGCGCGGGCTTGCCACGGCCCGAGGGCGTGTACACCATTGAAGACTGTATCGAGGATATTATGCGTATGGGTCACGGTTTCGCGGAAACGGTACGTTTGGCGCTTGGTTATGATGTGTTGGTTGATTATGAGATTTGCCATACGTTGCAACGCAACCGTCCGCATGTGTGGGATAGGTACGTCGGCGCCGTCACCGATTATCGGGGTGCGACATGCCGTGTTGACGTGCCCGAGGCGATTGCGTTGTATCCGTCCGGCAGATGGCTGGGCGAATCGGATAAACAGGCCAACGGCGAGAATCTGACATACTTACGAACCATATATAATAGAAATGTGGAAACGACACCGCGCGAGCTTATTGTGCGGGACGGCAGACCTATGATTGTGAGTATTGATGGCGAAATATTATTATGACCGGCTTAAGACGTTGATATTGCCGCGTAACGCAGATGTGACCATGATTATCGGCGCGCGTGGTTTAGGCAAAACATACGGTGTACGAAAATACATGATAGAAGACTATTTGAAAAACGGCTATTGTTTCGTGGAAGTGACACGTTTCCGTGAGGAAAACAACGATGTCGCGGCGAACTATTTCAGTCGTATCGTACAAGATAATATTTTCCCTGATTATGATTTTCGGACTACCAATAAAATAGCGGAAATTCGCAAAAAGAAAACCGGTAAAAAAGAAAATCAGTGGAAAACACTCGGGTATTTTATACCTTTGTCGTTACAACAGCAGAAGAAAAAAAGCACTTATGTTAATGTGCGAAACATTTGCATGGATGAAATTATCATAGATAACGATGACAGATATCACACGTACTTGAAAAACGAATTTGAACAATTGGCGAAACTTGTGGATACCGTCACACGAGAGCGCGCAGATGATACGGGATTACGCAAACCGAGAGTGTTTCTGCTGGGTAACGCTTGCGACGCTTTTAATCCCTACTTTCGGCATTATGACGTTCCGTTGGAACCTGAATACGGTTTGCAATGGCTGGGCGGGAAAACATGCTTGTTCGACTATGTGCGAGACGATGAATACGCCGAACAAAAAACAAGGAACACGGTAGCGGGGCGTATGCTGAAAAACAACGATGCCGTCACTTCTAAAAACAAATTCGCGCGGCATAATACTGATTTTATCGAAAAACCACACGGACATGCAAAACTTACGTATGTTTTTCGATGGTTGCAAAACGAATACGGCGTGTGTGTTGATTTGCGTTGCGGCTATGTTTTCGTGTCCTCAAAATATGATAGCGGCGCGCATGTACCGTATTTTGCAATAACCCGGGCGGACAACAAACTTAACTATCTTACCGCGAACATGGCTAAAGATTTGATACGGAATCTTACATCATATTATGCGCTGGGGTATCTGCGCTATGATACGGTGGAAACGCAACACGCCGTAAGTGAAATGTTAAGGAATTTTGGTGTAAAATAACATACGGCATACAAGAGATACCGCAGTGAGACCGCTAAAACATTGTCATTGACTTCCACGGTTGACTCCGCCAATGATATGGCCGTAAGGGATAAGCGCGCCGGTTGTTGCTGTGAGTCATGTCGCAAGTATGCTATTCTTAAGTCGTATCGGCCCGTATTACGCCGATACGACTTTTTTCATATATGAAAGGAAAAACAAATGGATGACGAAACCACCGAGGAGAGGGACACCGCCGAACGTGATGACCTCACCTCCGACGAAGCGCACCGTGAAGGCGAGTTCGATGATTTGCGCGACATGCTGTCACGGTTACTTGATAAGGTTGACGCAATGAATGAACGAATCGACGGTATCTACGACAATTTCACAGATTCTGTGGCGCAGATGGTCGAAAACGGTGCGACCGTCAAGGAAAACGACGATGACGTGGCTGAAGCAATCGCACAGGCGGCGGCTGAAGACTTGGAAAACCTCGATTACGCACTGTAACGGATAGGAGTAAAATATTATGGCTGTAGATAACGCGACGATTTTGGATAAAGTCCGTACCAAGGGCACCGACGATTATCAGCAACGCATACCGAGCGCGACGCAAACCGGCGTGGCGAACACCATGCGTTATCTGTTCGACCCCATGAACCGTCAATATTTGAATGACTGTGTTTGGAACATGGTGAACCGTATCGGACTCACCGTGATGGCCCAGAACGCGCCGTTTGAGAACCCGCTGGCGATTTTCAAAAAAGAAAACCTCTACTGGGGTTCGACCGTGCAGGAAATCGCCGTAAAATGGATTAAGGCGCACGGGTACAAGGATGACGCCGAAGAGCTTCTGAAGATGCACCGCCCCGAGGCCGCCGTGTGGTTCTACGAGAATAACCGTCGTGACCAGTACCCCATCTCATGGACTGAAGATGAGTTGCGGCAGGCGTTCGTTGATGATTTCGGGCTGAATCGTTTCATTGCGCAGATTATGGAGACCCCGCGTAATTGCGATAATTACGATGAGATGAACATCATGCTTGCGCTGATTCGTCATTACGAACAGAATCTTGGTTTTTACAAGGTGCATCTTGACGCGGCGCCGAGCGACGAAACGACCGCCAAGACGTTGCTCAAGGCGTTGCGTTCGACCGCCGGGCGCATGCAGTTCCCAAGCACCCAGTACAATGCGTTGAACGTGACCGATATTCCGGCGTACGCTAATCCCCAGCAAATGGTGTTGTTGATTGAGCCGGAATATCTTGCGTCGATTGACGTTGACGCTTTGTCCGCCGTGTTCCAGCTGGACAAAGCTGAAGTGCCGTATCGTATCGTGCAGGTTCCGAGTCTCGGCATCCCCGGCGCGGTCGCGTTGCTTGTTTCGACTGACTGGTATCAGGTACGTGACACCATGTATGGCACTACCCAATTCTATAACCCGCAGACACTTGGCAACACTCTGTATCTTAACCATTGGGGAATCTACGGCGTGTCGCCTTTCACCCCGTGCGCGCTGTTCACGACCGACGCGGGCACCCGCATCACGGTCGTGACGCAGACCGTGACCGACTTCACGCTGACCCCGACCACGGGTAACGTGTCGGCGGGCGATGTGGTACAGCTCACGCCGAAGCTCACCGCCACCGTCGAACCCACCGGCACCGCTATTGAGGTTGCGCCGAACTCCGCAACCTACGAGGTGTCCGCCGGGCACGCCAAGCAGGCCGGGGCGTTTGCGCTTGATGTCAACACGTTCGTTGATGACCAAGCCCGCTTGCATGTCCAGCGCGGCGGTCTCACGGCGGGCGACGTTATCACCGTGACCGGCACCGCGACTTACGTCAACCCGAACGGGGAGACCACTGAGCATAAGGCCGAGTGCACTTTCACCGTCAAGTAGTCTTCATGTTAAAATGGGTGGTGTTTCACGTGAAACACCACCCATTTTCGTATAAAGAAAGATATGATATGGACTTTCCGCATCTGCAAAATGCTACGACGTTTCCCGATACGGATACGCGCGTGTATGAACAGTACCGTAATGTTTTCGATTACAATGTTTGGACGCCAAACACAGTAATAAAGTTGTGCCGTGTTAATTGGTACAACGATTACCACGATGTCGTGAAATTCCAAGATGATACCGCAAGAGATGCATGGTTCGATACGCTTGACGGTTTCGCCGTCCAGCTCATGACTAACATGTATATCGCGCGCGCCGATACGGACGGCATAAAATTGCCCGTACCGTATATGACGGCGCAACGGTATAATTACGTTGTCGTTGATTTTTCGCATGATATTGTCAATACGCCGTATCAGAAAACCGACGTGCAGACACGCTATCACTTTTTCATCACCTCGGTACGTGCAGAAGCGCCGAACACGACAACATGCACGCTTGTGCGTGATGTATGGACGGACTATATCAACAGCACCACAATTAACGGTTTGTTGCTGTCGCGCGGTCACGCGCCGTTGACGGAAACGACACCGCAAAAACTGTTGAGTAACCCACGGGCCAACTGTCGTGATTTTACGTTGCCCGACGTTGATTATGGCAACGCGGCGACGAACATTAGAAAAAGCACGCCGATTAACTTGCAAAACGGGGCAAGATACATATGTTTGGCCGCAACTTTTTCCCCGCAACAATTGCAATCAATGAGCAATGTTCGCGGTACAGCCGTTACGGATACCAGCCCGTCATATACCAATGCCGATGAAACAGTCAATGGTTTTGTATGGGGTGCCGGAAACATAAACACATCAAACGTAACCGGCGCGGGTACGTCATATAATTCCATTGATAACCTCACCGCAAGCAACGTGTACATGTACGCTCTGGAATCATCCAAAGTATCGGGTGATTATTTTGATACGATGTTTGCGTATTATCCGCACATCATGTCACAAATCGTATCTGTTTTCGTTACCACGGCAAGCATGATGCACTTCGGAACCAGCACTACGGTTAATGATGTGGCATGGCATACGGTCAGCGGTGCGCGCGCAAAACTAGCGGACATTAATCTGACAATAAATGACTTCGGCTATTCACCTGAGTACGCCAAAATAACACGACTGTACCTTGCGCCCTACGCGCACTTGGAAATATCCGACAATATCGGCAATAAAACCCGGGTGGAAATAGCTGATTGCGGCCATCTCTCGGCGCAAGCCGTCACGTCATTAAGCTACCCGATATTACGACAACTCGCATGGCTTGACGGCGTAGGGGGTGACGGCGGCACGCCCGTAACCATCAACGCCATCAACGGTGCTAGCATTACCGCCGATGTGCCGAACGCGGACGTGCTCAAAACGCTGATATCCCACGATATCCCGACGTATGCGTTGCAACGCCGCGCAATTGACGCGCAACGCGCCACCACTTACAATGTCGCCGTGAGTCAGGCACGGCAAAACGCCATGCTGACGTATGAAAACGGCGCGCGCTCGGCTAATGTCAGTCAGGCAAACACGTATCGTAGCAGTGCGGCGGCGGTGTCGAACACCGCACGCGCGAATCAACGCGACATAGCAATAAAAAACGAGTCCAATACTGTGCGGTTGGATAATCTCACATACTCGAACACACGCCAAACCGCTGACTTGAGCACTAGCACGGTCAAAATCAACCGTGATGTAAGTGATGATAATACCCTACAGAATAAAGCTTTTGTGGAGGGCACCCAAACTCAGGCAATAACAAGCGTGGCAAGCGCGATAGGCACAATGGCGGGGGCCGCGCTGGTAATCGGCACCGGCGGCGCGGCCTCGCCAGTGGTGGCCGGCGCAATGGCAATCGGCGGCGCGGCGCTTCAGGGCTACAACACCGGTATTGCAATCACTAACAGTCAGGAACTCAACGCGACATCCAATTATGTTGCAAATGATAAAGCGAAAGCCGCAATACAAGCCAACACCGAGCAAACACAACATGCCATAACACAGGCCACCGCCGTGACCAGTCGCGCGAACACGCAGACCGACCGCGTTACCGAGTACAACACAAGCGCGGCTACCGACATGACCGCCACAAGCACGGGCACGGCCAATACGAACGCGGGCGCGTCACGTGGTGTGACGGTCGGCAACGCCAAACAAATCATGACGAACGCGCGCGACAACACGAACGCGTCATGGCGCGACATGCTCAACCATCCCGCGCAACCGGTCGGCGCGTATGGCGGTGACAATTTCAGACAGGCTACGAGCCTTGACACCATGACGGTAAAAATCGTGACCGAGGACAACGGCGCGATAGCGGCGGCGGGCGACTACATGCTACGCTACGGGATAGCAAGCAACAAACTCTACAATAAACCGACGCTGACAACGTGCAAGCATTACACGTATTGGCAGACCGCCGACATATGGACGATATGCCCATTGGCGCAAAACGACCAATTGCAGACAATAAGGGATATTTTCAATACCGGTGTTACAATATGGAACAGGCCCGAGGAAGTCGGCGGCGACTTCGTACACGACAATCTATAAGGTGGGAAAATTGGGACGCAAACGAACGCATAAAAGGCCGTTGACCCGCGCGCAACTGGGCGAACAGGGCGCGCCGGTATGGCAACAGTCCGAGACGCTCAACTCGCAAGCGTATTCGATGGCGTATTCTCAAATGTTGAATATCGCGTTATCACGGTTCAAGTGGTTGAATCTGCCGAAAACGTGTGACGCATGGTTTCTTGAATACAATCTATTGTATTTTGGTTACGCGACAATCGCGTTTCCGCATAGTAAGCCGGGCGTGTTTTTCAGCACGCAAGCGGTGACAACATCAAATTTCAACGTGTATTATAAACCGAAGAAATGGGATAGCTACGGCATCAACGGTTGGCGTTTCCCGGTCAACAACTCAAATGGTGTTTTCATCTACGCCAACCGTTCCCGTACGCCGCTCATCCCAACCATCGAGTTTTTCGCGCATGAGATTGAAGATTTGTACATGACGCGGCGACAGAATCGTTTCAACCAGAAAACACCGTTTATCCTTGAAGTTCCAGCCGGACAGCAAACGGCGGGCATCAACGTCATTAAGCAAATCAGCGGCGGTGAAATGGCAATCATGGCGACACCCGGTTTCACCGAGTCCATGAAGGCCAACGTGCTGAAAACCAACGTGGAATATATCGGCATGGAATTACAGAACGACATACAAAACACGTGGAACGCGTTCTACCAAGCGCTGGGTATCAAAAACCTACCCTTGAAAATGGAACGGCAGACCGCCGATGAAATACAGGATTACGGCGAACCGACCGATTTACGCGCGCTCAGCGAACTGGAGGAACGCCGCGCCGCTTGCGATATACTCAACACCCGGTTTGAAAAATACCTCAAGGAACCGATACAAGTCGTGTGGAACGAAGACAACATCTCACGCAATTATGATTATTTGAACAACCTTGAAAGATTGGCCGGTGATGATAATGCAGAATGACATAGACAGCTACCAGCCGTGCGAATCACACGATGAATTTCATGGCGTGATGACGTACACGTTTGGCGAACTACTCGACGTGCCGGGCGGCGTTGACTGGGATAATACTGCATGGTCATGGCGGGACGTTGCCTATGATGACACGCAATACACGCGTTGTTGCCGCAAAATCGAAAACCGTTTCTACGACCGGGAACTAGGCGTCATGCCACCGTCAAGATGGCGACGGCACTTTATGCGACTCATACGGGAAATAATGCCGACATTGCGCCCGCTTTATGCGCTTATAGACAATAATCCCGATATAATTCTCAGCGATAGTGACACATGGCATAAAATGCGCACCGTGTTTTCCGATTTTCCCGCGACACAGCTCACCGAAAACCAAGACTACGCAAGCAACGCGACTGACAATCAATACGAGACAATCGCTAACGGCAATTTCATGGATAAAGTCAATCGCATAAGAAACGGTGAATATGTCGATATTGACGTGTTGTTACTTGACCATCTAGAATCATGTTTTAGTCCGTTATGGACTATCAACATAAACAATTACTAGTGAGGTGCTTTCATGGACGCCAATACATTAGCCCGAGTCGAAAAGGAATATTCCAAACTTAGCGAAAACATCAACAAACTAGGTGATTATCTATTGAAACAAATGGACAAAAAGAAAACACTGCCAACTGATAATCACTATGAATTGTTGATAAAACAATACGCCATCATGCTACAATACGCCTACGTTTTGGCGCAAAGAATCAACCTCGCAAGGAAGGAAAAATAATGTTTCCATATCTACCGTTTTACTCGGTATGGCCCTACACACCCGCCATACCCGCGTTCTACTGGAACGCCAAAAGCCAAGAGGAAATAATAAAGCATATTGCGTGTGAAATCGACCACATAACGGCATATCTTGATGAAATCGTAGCCGACATAAACAAAACATTGAACGACTACGATACAAGAATAAAAAACATTGAAGCACACCTAAACGAGTATGCAATCGCCATAGCGCAAATACAAGAACAAATCGAACACATAGGAGACACACAACTGATATGGAACGTCACAAAAGGCGAGTACACTGACAGTAAAACAGCACTACGAGACCTATACCGCGAACTAGCGGTATACGGCGCGCGTGTCACTCAAATAGCTGATATCAACACCGGCAAACTATCCGAGCACCGTACCGACGAAACACCGGCAATCGGCAATCTTACTATATTCAATGACACCGCCCCACGTGTCACTAATCCAACCACCGGCGATAAATACCCGCCACTTTCATAAAAGAGGAGTGTCATGATTAACACCACGAATTACGCACTGGAAAAATATGAGGCGGGAAACTCCGCAAATCTACTTGACCAATACAATTCGTCAATGGATAAAATCGATGAAGCCATAAAAAGCGTCAGCGATAAAGCGGACTTAGCGCTAAACAACAAAGTGCTACCGGACGGCCTAGCCGCATTCATAAACGCACTAGGTCTAACCGGGTCTAACGCGCAAACACTCGGAACCACTCTCAACCACATATTAAACCGCACCGGCACGGAAACTTTCACCGTTACCGACCTCAGCAAACTCAAAAAAACAGCAGAGGGCTACCCAATTCTACCGACCAAGTAAGGGCATACCATCATGGCAACAGAAACACCGTTCTATCATCTGCCACTATACGAAACAGGAGACCTAGCCGACCTACGCGACGGATACAACGCCGCAATGCGTACCCTAGACCGCGTAATACATCAATTAAAGGTGCAAGAGGAAATAAATCACCCGACGAACCTCAGGAAGGACAACTAACATGACCGACTACACAACAAACTTCAATCTCGAAAAATATCAAACCGGCGACGCGGCAAACCTCAATGACCAATACAATGCGTCAATGGATATTATTGATGATAATCTCTATAAAATCAACACTAACGCAAACACTGCTGGCGGTAAGGCCACGCAAGCGTTAGAAACCGCACAAAACAATAACAAAAATCTCACAGCATTAGGCGTAACCAGCACCGAAACCGCGACACAACTCAAAACCAAAATAGACAACACAGCGGAAACAGCACAAAACAACAAATCAAATCTAAACGCGCTAGGCGTAAACAACGTTACAGATGCAACCAACCTCAAAAATAAAATAAACAAAAACACTCAAGACATTAGCAAAAACACTCAAGACATTAGCAAAAACACTCAAGACATTAGCAAAAACACTCAAGACATTAGCGTAATCAACACCACCATAAGCAACTACCAATATAATAACGGATATATGGTAACGTTCGGTGACTCTTACGCAGACTCAACCACAGCGCAAAACACATGGCCGTATTGGTTACACCAATACATCCCAACACTGACACTCAAAAACTACGCAGTCAGCGGTGCCGGTTTCAATGTGGATACGCGAACATTTATAAATCAAATAAACAACGCAAACACAGACAGCACACTAGACAAAAGCAAAGTCAAACTAGCCGTATTAGCCGGTGGGCGAAACGACATACTGAACTACAATAACGCTAAGACAAAAATACAGGAATGCGTAAACCTAATGATAACAATATTCCCAAACGCACAAATACTAATCGTGCCAATGCTCTACGATGATGGATATGTACCCGCTGAATCCCGAGAAAAACTAGCCGGACTCACACGCGGCGCGGAACTGATAACAAATCACACACCGAACGCTGAAACACTCAAATTCGCCTACATATGGCTAAAAGGTGAAACGGATTCTGTCGGCTCGGATAGCATACACCCAAATCAGCTAGGCGCACAGACAATTGCAAAATATATCTATAACGGTGCATATCGCAATTACACACCACGTCAAGAGGTATACAAAACCAACTTCGGCAGTGCAACAGGCTTCATAACACTTCAAAACGGCATAGTCACATACGACCTCATGGGCAATGTGGAGAACATAGGTGCCGGCAAAGGTGCTGACTTGCCCGGCTGGGCGAGCACGTGGCACAACGTTTGGGCATGGGGCGTAAGCGCTGGAAACACAACCACACCACGCTTATACCAATTCTTAGGCACAAACGTATCCATGATGAACTCCACCGGACAAACAGGAAACACGAGCGTACACGCCACGTGGACAGCATAAAATAATATGAAAACATAAAAAACCCCGCATTATATGCGGGGTTTTTTCATTTAAACAATTATGTCAGTCACCATACATAATCATAAATTGAGACAACATAACAACCAACACCATTTTTAACACCGCAACACACAAAATCAAAATCACCATAAGCATAATCAAGAACCCTAGTAAGAGCTGATTTAAACGTGACCACGCCATTATCAATCTCCATACAAGTAGTAACAATTTTCTCAAAACCGTCAATATCAACCGAATATACATGATTCGGTACAATCTCAGTTACATAGGCCTTAACTTTAAACATTTTAATTACTCCTTTTTTTTTTGTGTTGTTTTTTTTTTTTTGTTGATACCTCCAATATAACACATACA